TTACCAACTAACTTAGCTAACTCTTGTCTTTCATCAAAGTTTACTTTTGCTTGGTTAAAAATATCTGAATACTCAGATGCGATATAGTCAGTCAATGTTGCAGTTGCTGTGCTGAATTGACCGGAGATTGGCACTACGTCAGTAGAAGGAGTTCTTACTGATGCTGTACCCTTTGCAAGAATAGGAAATTTAGCAGTACTTCCAGTTACACCTGATCTCATTCGAGAAACATTTCTCAAAGTAGCAGTTGCCTGGTAAGCCTGATGAACTTCTGCTTCAAACAAAGTAATGAACGCATTACTTAATGTTGTAGCCATTTAAAGCTCCCATAAAAGGTTAAAGTTAATTCGCCTTTGGTTACCGGAAATCCGACCTTCGACTACTAGAACGTCTAGCAACGTAGTGATTTACACTAGTCAGATCGGCTCATGGGAGTTATCGATCAATTAATTAGTATCAAATAAAAAATAGTTTGTAAATACTAGATTACACATCTAGATTTTGTATTACTATTAGTGTGCCATTTTGTCACCCAGTAGGTGTCACCTTGTCACCCACCTAACCAGGTACATTTTCCTCAAACATTTTTTCAGTTTGTCTTCTAAATGCTGGATCAGTTTGGTATCTAGGATCTGCAACTCTAGCAAATAATTCTTCCTTGTCTAACTGATTGCCGGCAATAGCAACTACTGGTATTTCTTTCTCACCTTGCATCTGTCTAAGCTTCTGCATTAATCTTTGACCACCAGCCGTACCACCTAAGACCTCAAGCTCAGAATAATCTTGCTCAGTAAAAATACCTTTAGAAACTAAACCTCTGCCCCAGTTAATATTAGATTGAATAATTTCATTAGCATTCTCACCTAATAGCTTGCGTTCATTATCTGTGTCTAACCTAGCTTCTTGTTCTGACTGATAGCCCATATCAACAAATTTTTTAGCTAGATCCAGGAAAGCTTCTTGAGGTACACCATTTTCTTTAGCCCACGCAGTATAATCTTTAAGCAATGGATCTTCTGAATCTACACCTTCAAGGGCAGTAATATCATACTCTTCAGGTGCTTTTGGTCTGCCTTCACTTAGTTTCTTTTCTAAATTGTTATAGCTTTTAACCAGGTTCTCAATATCAGGACCTTCTTTTTCATCCCAAAATTTAGTAGGGAACTCATCAGGTCTTTCATACTCTACACCTTCGATGTCTTCGCCTTCTACAACGTCACCTGGATTAGCAGTAACCATTCCTTCATCTTGAATTTCTTCTTCTTTAACTTCAGCTTCTACTCCAGCCATTAATCCTTGATTTTCTTCAGCCATTGTTACATCTCCTTAGTCTATTAAATATTTCTCTTGTGATAGAGTTTTGACCTTCTCGCAAATATCCATGAGAAGCATCGGCACCTGGTGTCCAGGTAGGTTGATCTATTGTGCATGTTTTTAAATACTGTAAAACTTTTTCACCATCTTCGGTTTGAAATGTTCTAAAAAAAATTTTATCTAATTCAGAGGGTTCAGGTGGTTTATTATCAACTTCAAGATCAGTTAATCCTTCCCATCCTTCACTATTGATTGACCTCTGCTGGCTGTTCTGCCGGTTGTCCTTGTTCATTCATTAGCCCTTGTTGTTGTGCTACTTCCATAGCTTGTTGCATTAGCTGTTCTCTTTCTTCCGGTGTTGTTCTTAACTCTGCCGGCACTCCCATTTGGTCAGCTATGTAATCAATTAATTTATCTTGTTTTAAAAAGACTTGTCCTTGTGGACCCATTTGAGAGGTAATCTGCATAAAATTCAGAGTTTCTTCTACCTTGCTCATGTTTTGTGCCATAGCTAATGGGGCTGTCGGTGCAATCTTAACTTGCAATCCATTAACCTTTAGTGGCAATTCAATCATGCCTACATCATTCATAACTTCTAGAGTTCTTTTAACTACCGGGATCATAGTTTCATTAATCAATCGACCATAACTAGCACCCAGGTTTTGAGATAATTGCTTCATACGTTCTTGTATTTCTAACGCAGATCTAGCTGACATGGTATCCGGTGGTAAACTTTCATCCATCAATATACCTTTGATAGAAGCAACCAGGTCACCAGTTACAAGCTGTGAAAGCTGTGTGTCACCAGGTCTAGGTAACGGCTTTAGAGATTCACCTTGAGGGCCACCATTTCTAGCTACCGGAATAATAGCACCTGGTACAATACGAACAGTCGAAGGGTTTAATACTCCATCGTCAGAAGCTGTATAAACACCACCAATAGATAAACTACTAGATTTTAATATAAGCTCTTTAACTTTATTTAAGGATCTAATGTCGGGAAGGGCAGTTAATACCGGACCTCTTCCATATCTTTCCTGGGATGCTTTCATGTACCTGGCAATAACCCAAGGAAATGATTTTAAATTTCTATAAACTAATTCATCTCGGCCCATTTCATCAATGATCTGATAATGGTAGTTGCCGGTTAGCTTGTCGTAGTAAGTGCCTTCGATGAGGTCAACAATTTCGGTGTCATCACTTTGGTATCTAGAACGCATAGCCTGAGATATTTTTATATCCGGGAACTCTTGCTCTAGTACGTTAAATGGTCGCTTCATTTTTCGGTATACGTTTTCTACTTTACCAAATGGTCCTTCTTCAAAGCAGATTAAAAATGTAGGTATGCAAGTGTATCTAATAGGCTGTACTTCGTCACCTGGTTGAATAAGCATAACAGCCGTTCCGATAGCAAGCTCTAACAAGAACTCACCCATAGACATATCAAATTGTGATTGTCGCATGACAGCAAACATCTTGGTGCTGTAGTCATCTAATATTCTTTGGACTTCGACTTCTCTTTCTTCAGGGATCTCATCCCCAGGCATCAGTCGACACCATTCTCTTTGGGGAGGAAAGACACCGGATTGAAGCCGGTTAGCGAATTTTTGTGTCGACTGAATCGCTGTGGAGTCAAATACTCTTGCCATCTTATCTTGACCAGGAACATTAGCTTCCCCATAACCATCATATAGATTTCTCATGGGTAGGGCATATCGATAGGCATCTTCATAGATAGATCGCCAATTATCTTTATGACGGCTGGCATTCTCGTATCGTTTTTTTACTTCACTTGGTTTTAATTTTGTCATGCTTTTTTATGCCTATTCGCAAAGTTTCTCGCACTCTCTTCACTTCCAAACCCCCAAGCCTTGAGGGCTAAAGCTTTTCTTGTTGGTCTTCCTTTATCATCTTTCATCGGACCCTTCATCCCGGCAAATCTACCGGCAAAACTAACTCTTCTAGGATTAACTCCATCTTTGACCGGCCTTTTAAGATTAGCACCTTCAGTTTTTTTAAAATGCTTTCGACCAGCTTCGTTAAGTCCACCTTTAGGATTTTGGAACTTCTTTGCTACCACTCTTAGGTCTTCCTTTAGGTTTAGGTTTTGGCTTCGGCTTTAATTTTGGGTTCAGATCAGCAATACTTTTACGCATATGCTTTACTCTTTTTCATCTTCATTTTACCGGCAGAGTTGATAGACTTGTTTAACTTACCACCAGTTTCACTCGCCATCTTTTTCGCTTGTTCCATCCCCATCTTGTTGTAAGGAAACTGTTTCGTCTTCATTCCCTTGGCTGTCTTGTACGTCACCATCGGCATTGCTTTTCTCCTTTTGCTTTCTAGGATTTCTAGGATACGACCTCATCCTCTAGGATTTCTTGTAGGACCAAGAGTTGATTGCGTGGTTTCATTGCCTAATGCCGGATTATCTCTATCCTGGGTCATTAACAATCTGTTACCACCAGTTCGTCTTGATCTAGACCTTGAAGCCATACTTCTTTTTTCTCTTGCTTCTCCAGCTTCGGCTCTAGCTTCTCTTTGAGCTTGGGCTTCTTTTTCTTCTGCTGAAGGACCTGGTGGTGGTTTTGAACCACCGAATAAACCACCCATTAAAACAATCTCCCGTAAACGTAGTAGTCGTTGATATCAGGGCCATATTTCTGCAATAGCCCTTCACGATTAAAGTACATCATTTCCATCCATCTGACAGCTTGAACATTACTAGAACGTACATATGTCTGTATTCTATGAAGCTTTAATTTCTCAGATGCATAGGGGAAAAATCGTAGGCAAGCCTTATGAAACACCATCTTTCGGTCACCTAGTTCGGCAGACGGCAACATCCAGGCTTCAGCTACACCTTTCCACAAGGGATACAGTCCAAACATAACAAACACTTTACCATCACACATTGCTGTGTAGCTCAATCCATCGACAGCATAGTCCTGAATATGTGGTCTTCCATAGCCGTCTAGTATCTCCTGGTCAAAATCTCTAAATGGTGCCATGTGTATGTGATTAGGTTGGAAGGCAACAATCCTATTTTTATAGCCGTCAAGTTTCATCACTCCCATCAGTTCTTCTGCGTTGAACATTAATCTTTCTCCTTCCATTACTAGTCCGAGTGCCGAGTATTCGGTCCTGGTATCTTTTCACAATCTGCCTATTTTTAAGTTTCTTAGGCGAAAATATTAAATTCCTGGTTCGCAATAACCGGTTGGGCATTTCTAGTCGTTCCTCTCGTCATACGTTTCATTTCTCCACCACCTAAAAGGCAGTAGCCTAACGCATCCCCGACATGGGAATGTTCATTCTTGTTTGGTTTATCCTTGAATCTTTCCTGACCGGCACCGATAGCCACCCTGGTATAATGATATCCACCACCAAGACTTTTTCTTAGTCGTAAACATTTCTTATTTACCAGGAAGCCGGGCTTACCCTGGACT